AACTCTACGGCAATATTCCGCTCAATATGACCAATTTGTACGGAGGAAGCACCGATTTGAGCGGGTCTATGAAGTTCTTTTTGACCGATATTTCTGGTGCGATTCCGCTTTTGGATGGTTGGCCGCTAAATGCAACGCTGGAGGCGACGTACACTTTCTTACAAGATGATGTTCGTCTGATGTTCACGAACAGAACCCTGCGATATAATGTCCGACAAGTTCAGTGGTTCACGTTTTACGGTATAACGACGAGAAATACGTATAGGTTGGACGTTCATAATGTGGCGTCAAGGCTGGTGTTTTTCGCACGGCGAAGTGATTCTATCACGTACCGCAACCAGAATACGAACTTGACGAACTGGATGTATACGTTGGGTGCTAAACGACCATTCGTCACTCCGACACCTTATTGGGCCTATCCTAACTTCACATGTACAAACGCAAATTCACTTGGTATCATACCTTATTACAATCCGACCCCTTATCCTGGTGCCGTTAATGCTCCACTTGGTCGTTCAGGAATCAATTTAGCTGGCATACAAAGAGATATTCTCTTGAACACCTTTTTTACGGTTAACGGCAATCCATTGTTTAATAGCGAAGACAACGAATATTTCACTAAATACGTTCCATACCGTTATATGAACGGCAATGCAGCATCTGTTGATGTAATTGGGGAAGCTTCACAATACGAAATGTGGCCAATCAGCGCGTATAGTTTCTCATTGAACGGATCATCGGTAGAACAACCAACGGGTACGCTCAATATGAGTCGTATTGACCGTTTTGAAATGGATGTTGACGTATGGCCCATACCTTACCTAGCAAACTATACATACAACTTATACACGTTCGTTGAAACACTCAACTTCTTTGAGGTGAGTTCTGGTTTGGGTGGTCTCAAATTCGCCCGCTAATCGCAAAATTGAGTTCGCAAACTCATCCAACACTTTTGTTAGGAGTCATGGATTACGAATATTTAATGAATGTAGCATCTATATTATACATAGTATGCTACATCCCTGAACTGTATGCGAATTATAAGAATAAGAATGCGAATATTTGGAATATTCCAGAAAAAGTGGTAGTTTTGGTTGGAACTTCATTCGCATTCGCCTATTCTGTATTAAATAACAATGAGGCATTGTTGATTAATTACGGACCGATTTTGTGTTTAGATTTTATTGCGTTGGCAATGCGCGTATATTATGCGTGGTTGAATCATCGTAACAAAACTCAACATGTACAGTTAGTTTAGTATTTGTTAACCCACCAGTCGTCCCAGAAGTATGGTGGTTGAGTTCCATTAGTATCAACGGCTGGAGAAACAATGCTGTTCATATTGGCGCGTTCGCGGTAGAGAGCATCAATGTGGGCGTAGTTGAGCGCATATGAGAAGTATTTGAGACGGCTTACCATACCCTTCATTGGTCCGACAACAGTGTAATCGGAGAAGAGTTTCTTATCGTAACCAGTCTTATCTGGGAAGTATAAGTTCTTCATTACGTAGAGTGGACCGGTGTTGAGACGTGGTACTGTTGCGAGTTTCATACGAACAGCGATGTTGCCGTTAACGTATACATCAAGATTGACACCCTTGAGAAGAATGACGAGATGGAACCATCGGCCGACTGGTACATTTGGTACACTGACGTAGTTATCCCATGCATCAATTGTATTCATGTAGATGCGAAGAGTGTTTTTGTCACTTTCTACAAATACGGCGGGTGCTAAGTTAGGGAAACCGCTGTCACTACCCTTGTGGAAGATATGTTTGAGTTTTGTTTGTGAGAATCCGTGTGCTTCGCCGGGTGCTGAACCCATATTACCACATTGATCCGCTTCGGCGGCACTAGGAGTCTTATCAAAAGTATCGGGATGGATGAAGACGAACATAGAGTAAGAGAAGGCGGAACCGACTTGTTCATCGCGACTGTTATATAAGATTGGTAATCCAGTGTTAGGACCCTGTGGAATGCTTACAGATGTAGTAGTTGTATTGTCAAAAAGGACGACGGCTTGTCGGTCCAATTTACTCAAAAAAGCGTTAATCTGTTCAACCATTACCATGATAACCTGAAGTGCTATCATTGTCAAAACGACAATGAGAAGCTGTGGTGCTAAACCTTCGCCTGCTAAAAAGCTGGTGACTGAATCCATTTTCCTCTATTTATAATCGGTTTTATAAATGGAGAACGAATATACATTGTATATTGTGTATGCCTATGCCTAGCACTTTACAAATAACTAGCCCAGTTTCCAGTACCGTTGTAATTGAGGTTGATACCGAGTTTGCTGAAGAGAGCACGAATTACACTTGTGGTACCTTGTGGACCGGATTGGTAGAGACCGTAGATTCGGTCCGGGGTGAGTGCGGAACCAGAGAAGAATACACCGTTGAGGAAACCGTTGAAACCGCCGGCAATAGAGGTGTTGACGTATTGTTTGCCGGAACCAGGAGGTGTACCGACAACGTTGCCCGGAAGAACGCAAGAGCGGTTCAATTTACCGTCGTAATAGACGTCAAGAACACGGCCACTAACTACGCATGTGATGTTCAACCAGCGTTGCATATCAATATCGTTGATATCGCAGACTGGGACACCGCCGGTTGTAGAGAGAGTGGTTTGAGCAGTTGCCTTATCAGTAGCATTTGTGAGTAAGTTTTGGATCCATGTGAGTTCATTGGCATCAACACCGCGTGTATGGAAGCGTACACCTAACATGTTAGTAGTAGGATAAAGGAAGGCAACCATAATGTAGGCAGCGTTACTTGTTCCACTGCTTGCTCCACTGATTGTATCGTCGGAGATAGTAATAATTGGTTTGATGACACCCATTCTGGCGTTATCCCAAGTACTAATGTACATCCACCAACTGATACTGAAATCGGCACCTTCAGTGATACGGATGAGAGGGTTAGGAACGAAGTTAGGATCGGTGTTGCTGTCATCGTAGTTGAGACAGAAACGTGTCTTGTTGGCAAGATTTGAGCCGGTAGGAACTAAAGAGGAGGAGGCGTTGCCTGGAACTCCGTAGACTCCGTTGGTCATATCAACCTGAATTACATATCTTTCGGTATCAGAACCGGCTGTCAAATAGGTGTATACCAAATTCAATACAAGTAAGAGTGCAAGTATGTAAATGATATTTTGTACGAGCTGTGAATTCTGAGCATAAAACTGCTTAGCGGCGTTCATAGTTCTTCTAAACTAGAGTGTTAAAAACTTTATCTTAAGCGTATTCGTAATCAACGTATTCTAAACCACCTATCTGGGGACCACTGGCGCCGCCGATGCCTTTTCGCATACCTTTGCCGTTATTCGGGCAAAATCCGGCTTGACACATCAATTTATATAGTTCGTGCCAAATGCTTTTGAAAGTGGGTGCTTTATCCGGGATATTTGGCTTACCTCGTAAGTCGGTAACGTGTTTATAATTTTCTATAATTTCACGTTGTGTTAAGCGACGTGGCCACGCTTGTATCATACCGGCTTGTCCCCAAAAATCCGGAGAAGTTTCAAGGAGTACGCCTGTAGGGTTTGTCCATGTAAGATTCTCCAATATAAGTGATGTTGTATGAATGCCGTTCAAATAGATATCAATGGAACGACCTTCAACGGCGATTGTGATCTGATTCCATCGGGAATTCATAACGTTGTCTATTTTGACCGATGGTGGTGTATTGAGTTGTCCATTCATCATTATTGGAACGAGTGGAGTAAGACGTAGTAGTGCATTTTGATGGACGGGATTCAATACGAGTTCACCGAAACCGATGAGTTTGACAAGTGGTTTGAATCGGAATTCTCCTTCGGGTCCGGCGAAAGGAATTCGTTCCATATTGAGTTTGTCCATGTATACAAAGAAACTCAAAGTGAAGTTGCTTTTTAGAGACTGGGAGAGTTGTGCCTGTGTTAGAACCGCAGTTAGCGATGAACCACCTACAGCGCCATCACTTTCTGATGGAGTGCCGTTGAGAACGAATGGACCGAGTACTGTTGTTTCATCCGATTTAGGCATAAAATATACAATGTATACTACTCCGATTAATACAACCACGGAGATTGCTATAAGAAATATCAATCGCTGATTCATTCTTCTTATACTGTGAGTATGTTTTAACGGTTAAGCGTATTAAGCAGTATTTGTCAACCATTTATCTGGTGTCATACCACCGCTTTTATCGTCTTTACTTGTTGGAGGCATCAGGGTAGTATCGGTTTTTGAACCGCATTGTCCCTTGAAATTAGGAGCGGTAAAGGCTGGAACTGGCATAGGACAGAATTCAAGTAATGCTTTGCTGGGAAGTGCGAAAGGCCAGACGATGAGATTCTGTATTGCCGCTTCGGCTGCTCCCTGTCCGCAGAGTCCGTATAGGACATTTTCAACCGGTTTTGGTTCGCCGGCCAGCACCTTAGTGAGTTCTAACTTACAATTAAGGTCTACTTCAAGCACTGCATTGCTGACGGTTACTGTAAGACGGAGCGGTTTATCTAATGGAACATCGGCGATACGAGCCGATTCGCGATAAACTTCGCCGGTCTTAGATTTTGTGTCTACAAAGATAATGATGTCGTTTGTATTTGGGTCTAAAAACACACCGGGATTGAGGCGTTTTGGAAGACCGAAATCTGGAAATGGTTGTGATGGTCCAGCCAAGGCAACTGGACTACTGTCGTTATATAAATCGCTACTTCCGCGATGAAATATATGACGGTAAGGACCGGCTACATTAGAGATATTACGACTATTTGTTAGTAATAAATCAAAATGATATGTATATTTATTATTCATATCGGCTGGGAGTAAATCATCGGTTATACGTAAATTGTTACCGACACCGGTTGAGCCAGACTTCCAAAAGACGTGTGCATCGTCCATCGCCTTGCTTTTTGTTGAACGAATATCAACGGCGCCGAGACTAGGAAGTTTATAGCCGTTCAACATCAAATAGATTACAATTGCAGCTAATATAAGAAGTCCGTAGAGAACAAGATTACTTGTACCGGCACTGGCAACACTTTGCGTCACTTTGGTTGCTCTGCTGGCGGTATTAGACGCAAAGTTTGAAATCATACCGGGCACATCTTCAAACAGAGAAGCCATTCCTAATTAGATACTAGACTAGAGTTTGAGGGAAGAATAGAAATCTCGTATTTCTTTATTACGAATGTAGGTCTTGAGGGTTAAGCTGGTTTTACGAATAAATTGGTTTTCAGGCACACGAAGCTTACTTTTATTGTATGTATTACCTTCATGAGCGATTACTAACATCACTTTGAGCGGATCAAGTTGAGCGAGTGGAACTGAGTATTTGCGAGTGAATTCCACCTCTTCTGCGTAGGCACGTGATTCATCGCAACGATTCGCAACAGCATATGCCTTTGTGAAAGCCATTGTGCCGAAGGTGCCGTGATTTTGTCCATATGGACCGGTTTCCCAAATACTGCCGTCATCAGGAAAGAAGACCTGATTGCGAGTAGAACCGACGATTTGGGTTTTACGTGCCGCAAGAATCATAACTGCATGTGCGACTCGTTCAGGCGGATAGTAATCGTCATCGTCCATACAAACGAGAACTTCACCACGGGCGGCATCGTGTAGCCGATTACGCTTAGCACCGATAGTGAGTTTTTTATCCGATTTGATATACTGGATGTTCATTGCAGCCATCTCCTCTTTCAGCAAATCTTCAATTAAATCGGTTCCATCATCAAATACGACCCATTCCATACGTTCTTTGGGATAAGTCTGATCTTTAATACTCTTGATTAAGTAAGGAATGAATTGTCGGCGATTATAGGTAGGAGTAAGAATGCTAACAAACGGCTTAGTCGCCGATTTAGGAAGTTTGCCTGGCCATACGTTAGTGACGGTGGTCATTTTAATTGATTATAACCCTCAATCATTTAGGCCCAACCTAACATCACAGTGTATAGGGCCTAAACACGACTAACAGAAACTCCACTTAGAACTAATGTCTCTAGTGTCACGCCGAAAATTATGGTCCTTCTTTGAGGCACTATACAACCAGGAATTGACGGATAACTCCGCCAAGGCGGTCACGCCAGAATGGATTAAAACTCCGCTACTTTTACATCAGCAGTCGGCATTAGCAGCCGCACTACAATTAGAAGCGGCCAAGACAGAAGGTTTGGCAGTTGAGGGCATCGCCGGCGAACCGGTCGGCGGAAAATTATACACTTCGTATGGTGTTTTGGGCGACCGCGTCGGTTCAGGTAAATCACTTACCGCATTATCTCTTGTTAGAATGCCAGCACCCTCATCGTATTATTGTGAATATATTACTCGCGGTAGTTCAGCATTACACGACGGACGTGATGTAGGTTTGATGCGTATGCGTGATCAGACAACCACTTCAGCAGGTAACAAATTAAAACTAATAAATACAGTTCTTTTTATAGTTCCTCATGCTTTGATGGGACAATGGGAGCAGTATGTAACAAATGATACAACACTCAAGTGCCATTTTATCAAGAAGAGAAAAGATTGCGAACAGACCAATTTGTTAGAAATAATAGAACAATACGATGCGCTTTTTATTTCGTCAACGATGTGGAGTACATTCAGAGCCGCATATCGTCCTCAAAACATCCTTTGGAAGCGTGTTTTTATTGATGAAGCGGATAGTATTGCTATTGCGACCGATTGGGACGATTTGAATGGGCTATTTTACTGGTTTATTTCGGCAAGTTGGCTAAATTTAGTCTTTGCCGGCGGTGCTTATTTCAATGTTGCTAGTGCATATACACCGCTTGATGATACGCCTCAAACGGTTATTGAACGTGTGAAAAAACTACAGAATAATAATTTTCTACATATTCCTGGTTGCCGACATATGAATATTGTACGTCGTATGTGCGGTGTATCGGCCAACCATTCAACAATTGCACTCAATGCCGCCGTTTCTCAGAGTTCCCGTTTGATTATCCACTCATCGGATGAATATATTAGAACCAGTTTCGCATCACCGCATATTTCATCACGAAGAATAATCTGCGCTACACCAGCAAATATTCGCGTATTAGATAGTTTCATTTCACGCGAAATGATGGAACGATTGAATGCGGGTGACGTTGCGGGTGCTCTTGAAAGTATCGGAATGAATTCGTATACGGAGGCGGAGATAACGGATGCTGTGACAGCAACATTACAAAAAGAACTTCATAATGCCCGTGTCACGTATGAGTATAAGAAAACGCTGGAATATTCAACGGACTCACTCAAGATTAAGGCAATTGAAGCACAAGAACAGAAGATTGCGTCTATAGAAAGTCGTATATCGGCAATTCAAGAACGATTAAAACGTTCAAAGGAGCAGACATGTCCAATCTGTTATTGCGATCTCGTTACGCCTGCGGTTACACCATGTTGCCAGCAATTGTTCTGTTTTTCGTGTTTATGTGAATCACTCAAACGGGTCGCAACATGTCCTCTATGTCGTGCACGTATTGAAGATATTAAGGAGGTGAAGGTAGTAGGTCAATCTTCAACTCAAACACAACAACAATCACAACAACCTGAATTAAAATTGCTTAATAAAAACGATAGTTTCGTGAAATTTATGAAGGAGAATCCGACAGCACGTGTTTTGATGTTCAGTTCATACGATGCTAGTTTTACCAAATTAGAACAAATGTTAGGTAATGAAAATATTAAATATGCGATGTTGAATGGTTCACAAGCACGTATTTCAAAACTTTTAAGAGAATTCAAGTCGGGCAAACATAATGTGCTTTTTTTGAATGCACGAAACATGGGCGCAGGATTGAATATTGAATCGGCAACACATGTAGTGCTGTTTCATCGTATGTCGGCGGAATTAGAAAGTCAAATAATAGGACGTGCGAATCGTTTGGGACGTACATCGCCATTGGAGGTGGTTTATTTGATTCACGAAAACGAAAACTAAATCTGATTCCCTAGCAGAGGGATGAAAAGTCCAATAATATCTGTTGATAAATCGGGCAAAGTGCCGGTTTACAAAGTTAAAAAGATACTATCGGATGAAGAAACAAAAGATAAAACCCGTATTTTCATGAAAGAAAGCGATTTTCCAGTGGTTCTCAAGGAGGACGCTGATGTATATACAGAAGACGGGCAACTCTTATTGCGCTTTCGTAAGAACGTTCTGAGTGACGAAAAGGCGAATCAGGCTTTTGAAGCGCTAAAAGATTTCGCTAAGCGATCCACAACTGACCGCGGTATTGCAAGTGGATCCGCAAAGGGAACCGATACTGGTAATAAAAAACCGGTTATGTCAAATATTATTGGATACTTTGATAAATGGTCAGTGAGTCAAAAGGCGACATTCAAGCAATCGGGAATACGAGCTCCTAGTCAGTGTCGTCTTACCTCTTTTAATTTGAAGCATCCCGAGAAATGGGAGCAGGTCTTACCTATCATCAAGGAGATTGATGAACAATATAAGCGATTATGTCCGAAAGAGCATGCGAATCAACTAAAAGCAGCTAAATCTACTCCGTTTCATATCAAAGGTACTGCGTTTTCCACTATTACGACGAACTTGAATTTTAGAACTGCGGCCCATACCGATTCGGGCGACTGGCCGGAAGGATTCGGCAATTTAGTCGTGTTAGAGAGCGGTTCACCGTACAAGGGAGCGTACACCGGATTTCCGCAGTATGGATGTGCTGTGGATTGCCGACAGGGTGATTTCTTAGCGATGGACGTCCATCAGTTACATGGCAACTCGCCAATGATTCCTGCTGATGAAACTAGTATGCGTCTGAGTTTGGTTTCATATTTGCGTGAAGGCATAGTTAAGAAATGCCGAGGCGCAAGTATGTATGATGCGGAACGATTAGAAAGAAGAATAGAGAAGTGGCGAAAAACACATAAGATTAAGCGTCATTAATCACCATTAGTTTAGCTGCGTCGTGCACGACGGGTGTTGCGACGGTTGTTGTTGCGTCGGGTGCTGCGGGTTTTCTTGGCGAAGCGTCCACGGGTGTTGCGTGGTTGCTTGGATGCGAGATTGCGTCGGTGGGCGCGGGTCTTGCGGTTGAATTTACCAGAGCGGGGAGAGTGGAATGGGTTGGCCATTTTGTCTTATACTTGAGCCGGCGATTTTAATTTAACGCAGCTATAAACCGGGTGCGACCCGACATACATTTTATTTAACTTTATATGAATAGAGATGCCGATTCCAAAATTAATGCATTTTATTTGGATTAATCGCCGCGACTTTGGGGAGGGCGAATATGTGAGCGTTATGTCGGCAATTCTTAACACATCTTATAAAGTTATGTTACATACTGATATCAAACCGAATCAGATTAAAAGTAAGTATGATCCATATAAGATTGCGGAAAAGCACCAAAAATTCAGCATACATCATCAATCTTTTCCAGAAGATAGTAAGATAGAAGGCGTGTTATTACCGGTTGCTTTAATATCGGATGTCTATCGTATTAACATTCTTCAAAAATGGGGTGGAATGTATAGCGATTTAGATATTTTATGGTTAAAAGATCTGCCAGTAGATTTGAGTAAAATTAATTTAATAGGCACTTACGATTTGGAAAGTTATCGTCATCTTACAAATTCGTTCATGGGTTGCGCACGTGGATATGTACCATTCAAAAAACTTAATGAACTTACAATGGATTTGTTGAAACATGAGTATGAACGAGGTAATCGTGATATGCGAGAAGGTAAGACAAATTATTTCCGTATATACAAATTACAATGTGCATTTATTAAAGAACGTGCCGATTATATCTTACCACAACGTATTATTAATAAGAATACTCATGCCCGTATAGGACGTGTAATTAAAGGTGAAGATAAGTTACGTTTGAATGATATTTACGCTTTTAATTGGTACAATAGTATGTATAAGTTTGAAGATGTTAAGAAAATGCCTGGATTCAAGGAACTATTAGTGAATATTCTACCTACATCAAGATCTCAGACTCGTAAAATCAAAAAGCGACGCATAGAAACAGACGAAACCGATTAATTATGAGTTGGATCGCCTAGATGAACTATTCCTAATAACATCAGTAAATAACCTACAGAGAGAATCGCTACGTCATCGTTCTTGAATTCGCCATGAATGCCGATGGCCATCATAACGGCACCGATAACAATTAGAGTAAAAGCGGCTACGTTTGCTAGAAACATATTGAATGTTTGTATCAAACTGTTCAACAAAAATTAAAGGTTCATTTTTCTAGACAGGAAAAGGGAGCGGTTTTGGAATATCAAGTGCCTGTATGAGACGCATGAATCGGTTAGGGTCAACGGAAGGGAACCATCGTGGCAACATACCGCGCCAGAATTCTGTGTTTTCCCAAACGGCGGCACCGATTTTTTTACCGTAACCAGGACAACCCTTACGTTCTAATTCCGCTTTTGCCGCTACTATGAATAGATTCGCCTTCCAAAAAGTAGAATCAAATCCTCCATCAAATATTGGATTCGCTTCAACGAATGCATCACGCATTTCGCATAAATAGCGGAATTGGTTATATAACATAGATTGTTTGGAAAGCACAGCGGTATATTCCATATCGTCGTCCTTCCAGACGGAGGTCGCCGTATCATTGACTGCGTATTGACCGAACAACATTTGATTTACACCCTGTAATTTCGCCTGGTAAGTGAGGGGAAACAGTGTCCAATGTTGAAAGAAGAAAGTATAGTAGTCTAGGCGGTCGGATGCCAATATTGTTTGAAATACAGATTTGTAAATTTCGTATCCGCGTTCATTGTTGCCAACGAAGCGACATATCCATGCTGGGAGCGATTCGTGTAAATGAAGACCGGCGAGATTGAGGTCATTATTGTTGAGTGGAACTTCAACCGACATATCAAGGCTGCCACGTAACAATTGACCGACAGCCGATTTGATAGTCTCTGAGCGGCGAATACGATTAGAACCGAGCGCTTTTGCATCGGCCAACCCAACTTCAATTGTACTTTTAACATCGCTGACGGAGATTGTTCCGTTCACCATGTCCGTTTTCACTTCGCGCACCGATTGTAAGATTTTACGTAAGTCGCCGGAATGGACGGCGAGCAAGTCGGTCGCCAACTTCATCAAATCGCAGTTTTTAGGGACAGTGTCAAATTGGGTGCGGATGAGAGCGTATACATCTTCAGGGGATGGGGCGGAGATTTGGAACGTTTTACAAAGTTTCAAAAACGGCTGAAACTTCTTCTCCATCCATTCGTTGGAAATACAAACAATCGCATTATGTCCGTTGTACTCTTTCAAAATGCGTACGAGTTCGGATAATCCGCCTTTATCACCAACCGACATACCGTCAATTTCATCAAGTATGATGCCAAGATTGCGCGGTCCTTCTGGTCGGAAAAAGTCGGCAACATTACAACTGCGCAGCAGCGGAACAAGCGATTCTTCAACGGCCGCCTTATGACGATGTTGAGATGCGTTCCATTCTACAACACGATAACCGGCTTGTTCGAGGGCCAGCCGAGCGAGAGTCGTCTTGCCGATACCAGGCGGTCCGTATAAGAATATAGAAGAAGGATTACGAGGAGCAGGCTTTTTCGCCCAATCAATGATTTGGCTAAAAAGGCTTGTATGAATCATCGCCATTTACATATTAGTTGGCTCGTGGGCTTTAGATTATTCTTTATTGGCCAAGTTTTGCCATAGTTGCTACAACTTGTTGTACTGTTGTTCCTTGTGGTACAAGACCCTTGAGAATTAAATCATTAGTAGCCCCTGTTGTTATAGATTGGAACATTGACTGCATTTCGGCAGGACTTACAACTTTGTTTGGATCAACAGGATGTGATGTACTGTATGAATCTACAAATGATTTTACCTCATTTTTAAAAGCAACCGCCTGTGCTGGTGTTAAATTCAAAGCATATTGAGATAATTGCGACTGAAAATTAATTAGTACCTGTAACACCGCTT